ACACTTGGTTGGCATCGGTGTGTATGTAAATGATAACTCGTTACAATTGGCGGCGGCGGAGATGCTGGAAGAGAAGAAATCCTTTAAAGAAGAACTGACCGAATTTCGTGAGCATACTCGCCTGGAGAACACATGAACGCTTCTGACTTATCCAGTAATGCCCTGTCGGTGTTGGAGTATTTGTCTGATGTGAAGGCCCGTTCCGCGAAAGAGATTGCGGAGGCGTTGAAAATGAAGCGCACTACCTTACGCAATGCCTTACAGCGCATGGAACTGTTTGGCTTGATCTTCATGATCGAGAATCCTCATCGGAAGTTTGTGTATCAGGTGACGAGCGAAGGCCAGGCTTTGATCAAACGTCATCGCTTGGAGCAAAAGAAGCAAGTGGCTGGCATAACCACGATGCCGCAGACTAAACCCCAAGTGCAGTCGATTATTCAAGAGCAGATGAAGCAACAACCGAATATCGTAGAGTGGTTGCGGAGTATGGCGGTGGCCTTCAACAACATGGCCGATGAGATGGCCGGATGAAGACCTTTTTGTTCTTGGTTGGATTATCGGCAGGCTTCTTTTTTGGCTTTGCCGTGGCGGCTTGGGCGTTGTATGAACCCATCACGATCAAGCCAGCCAAGTACGCACTCACTCGATCAGCAGGGCCGGTTCCGCCCTATTCGATAGATGGAACGCAAAAGCTGTTCCGCATCGAGTGCATTTCCGAGTCTGAGAAGGACTGTCCACAACCGACTCGGATACCGGAGCCAGGCACAGCAGGATTGCTGTTGGCTGGATTGGGATTATTAATCGGGAGGCGCGTATGAAACCTACTCTCATGTCAGTCACTGCGGTTTATATACAAGATGGTGATGGTGGTGTGTCTGATGTTGGTCAGACCCTCACCCTATCCATGGAGCATTGCGGAGCCGGTCCGTATTTGGTACTCGAAACTGAGCGATGGGCCGTAGATCGTCCGAAAGAACTCACTCGGCTGGTTAAGCAGTTTGCGGCGCAAGTTGAGTATTTGTTCGATGCGAGTCAATGCGTATGAAGAACTTAGCTCCTTGTTCCTTCTGTTGGCAGTCTGCCGAAGCGGATTGGACTATGGTCGATGAAGATGCGACATGGCAATCATACTGGATTGCTTGTACCAATGAGCGTTGCGACACCATGTTATCGATGGAAGTCCCTCGCGTGAAAGATCGTGACCATCGCCGATTGATTGAGTCTTCATTGCAAGTGACCTGGAATCATTTGCATGGGTGTTAGCTGTTGGGATTGTCAAGATCATCAACGGATGTTGATCAAGACAGAATTGAATCGTCCATTGTGTTATGCCTCGGTGTGTCAACGCAGCGGACAACTCCATCCTTTGCCATGTCCCCACTTTCAACTCGATTCACCGTCCAGCGGTTGTGTGACGGAAGAGCGTGGCTTGTGCCTTTCTACCGCTCTTGAATAACCGACGCCGCGAGTATCACTGGAGCCTCCTTCTCTGGTGAGTTCACGCCGAAGACTGCTCGATACGCAGTAGTGATGCCTAGATCACGCTAAAGCCCGCTTAGTGCGGGTTTTTTATTTTATTGATTTCTTCTTCATAAAAAGAAGCTAACTCTTTATTCGAAAGCATTGCACAAGAAAACATTTTTCCTGTTAGATACTCTAACTTCGATTGCTTTCTTTGATTATAAAGATCAACAGTATTTCTGATAATATCAAAAGGTAGTTGAGTTATTCTATTTATATCCAATAATACATAATCTAATCTTTGTGATCCTTCTTTGTCTATTAGGTAAAAGACAAAATTAAAGGCGTCATTTTCAATAAAGTCATTTCTTCCGGCTAACATTTGTATCTCCTGATTGGTAGATAGATTATCTCATAATAATAAGATATTTACAAGCCATTTAATGTTTCAAACCCCATCACCCCACCATCTGCGCAAAATGTGCGGGTTTTTTATTGAAGTCCGCAATACAACTCGTGTTTACTGTTCACATGAACACGACCCCTCTTTATTTCTCGTTTGCTCCGACCCTTCTTGAAGCACAGGACGCTGCGCCCCGGCAGTTTGCGGGGATTGCGTACAGTGGCGGCGTGATTCCCGGTTATGGCTATTACGGCGATGTGGCGATTGACTTGTCGAGTTTGAAAGCTCCGAACAAGCCGGTCTTCGCGCTGGTGAATCACGACACCAATCAACGAGCGGGCAAAACGCTAATTACGAACACCGGGGCGTCGATTGAAGTCCTCGGTTCGTTCAGTCTTTCGACGCCCTCCGGGCAACAAGTCGCGGCGGAGTTTAGCGAAGGCGCTCCGTGGGAGTTCAGTGTGGGTCTGCAAGCGGAGATCGAAACCTTCGAGAAGCCCAAGACGCTGAGTGTCAACGGCCAGACCGTCACGATTGATGCCTTGTTTAAGAACGCCAGTGTCCGGGAAGTCTCGTTCGTTCCGGCAGGGGCCGATCCGCATACCCAAGCCGTCGCGTTTGGTTTATTAACTTCTGTGGAGTCCACAATGGATAACAACAGTGAACAACTGGCGGCGGTGAGTGCGCTCAATGCCGATTTGCAGGTGAAACTGAGTGCCTTGCAAGAGGATCATGCGAAGATCATCGCTGATCTGAATGTAAAACTCAGTCAGGAAGCGAAAGCCCATCTCGATGCAGTCGCCGAAGCGAATGGTTTGAAAGAACAACTGGCCGCTTTTCGCGCTGAGGTTCGACTGAATGCCGTCAAGGCGCTGTTCAGTGATCTACATCGCGAGTGGAGTGATGAAGCCGCTCAGCCCTATCTCGACATGAGTGACGCTTGTTTTGCGGTCGCACGATTTGCGCTCGATGAAGCCCGCATTGAAGGCCGATTACTTTAAAGACACCACGCCGAATGGCGCAGCCTCGAAGTCGGAACAGGATTTTGCGACACAACTGTTTGCCCAAGTGGCGGGGAGTAAATAACGATGGCGACTTATGCAGAGCCGTATCGTCCGTATGAAGCGATCTTGAGTGATTCGGGCACTCGGTCGTATGAAGATGTCACCCTCGCTTCGGGTGCGGGATCGCTGGTTGCCGGTTCGGTGATTGGTCTGGTCAGCAAGCGCCAAGCCGCTGCGCCGATTCCGACCATTGTCGGCACCGGTTCTGGCGTCATGACCGGGCTGACCTTTGGCCCGGATGTCCAGGTGGGCAGCTACGTCATTACCTTGACGCAGACCTCCGCGACTGCCGCGTTTACCGTCGTGGCTCCTGACGGAACCGCTCTTCCTAATGGCGCGGTGGCAACGGCGTACAAGTCGAATCATCTGTCCTTCCTGATCGCCAATGGCGGCACCATGACCACCGGCGACGTGTTTACCGTCGTAGTGACTGCGGGGGGAACCCCGGTGTTGGTCGGTACGGGTTCGGGTACGGTGTCGGGTGTCACTCTCGGCAAGTATGCGCAACTCGGTACCTACAAAGTCCGGGTGTTGGCGACTGCGGCGACCGGTGCGTTTGAAGTGATTGCCCCGAATGGCAGCACCGTAGCGGAAGGCAATATTGCGACCGCCTTCACCTCTGATCATGTCAACTTCACGTTGGCGAACGGCGGCACGATGACCTTGGGGGATTACTTCAACATCATTGTGGCGGGTTATACCGCGCCGCAAGGCAAGTTGTGGGACCCACTGGCCGTCGATGGGACGAATGAAGCCTATGGCGTCATTACGGCAGCGGCGGATGCGACCTCGACGACAGCGACCACTACGGTTGTGGTGCGTGATGCAGAAGTGAAGTCGGCTTCCTTGCAGTGGAAATCGACCGTGACTGCCGCGCAGAAGAGTGAAGCCTATCGTCAACTCGCCGCCAATGGCGTGCAGGTGAGGAGTTAAGTCATGGATATTTTTCGCGATTACTTTACCCGCGAGAATCTGCTCGCCTCGATTGCCAAGGCCCCGTACATTCCGGGTCGTCTGGCAAGCGTCTTTGAATCGCGGGCGCTGACTTCTACGGTTCTCGCTCTCGAAGAGCAACCGACGAATGGCGCGACCATTCTGGCCGGGGTGCCTCGTGGCACGCCCTCGCGGATTGAAACGCTAGAACGGCGCAACGTGCATACCTTCACCACCACCCATTATCGGGCGGATGGTTCGGTGTATGCCGATGAAGTGCTGAATGCGCGGGGCGCGGGCGTCAATGCGGCGGTGGAAATCATTAACATGCGTCGGGATGAGTTGATGATGCGCTTGCGGCGGGACATCGATCTGACGCACGAGAGTCTGCGTGTGGCTTGCTTGGTGACACCCACCAATGCGTTCGGTAACGTCACGGCCTCTCAGCAGATTGCGCTGAACACCGATGCGACCAAGACCCGCAAGGAAATCTTCGACAAG